AAAGCTGTATCAATCGTTGGTGCTGAATTAGTTGCCGAACGAGCAGAATTATCCGCGAAAACTTTCACTCCAGTACAAGTTTCATCACCAGTAAGATGCAAAACCTCATCATCTTCAGCTTTTCTTCTCATCATTTCAGCGACAGCCTTTCCTAATTCTTCAGTATATTGTGCAGAAATATAAATCGAAACATAATCATCTGCATCAAAAGCAGTAGCAATTCCTTCAACAGCCCTTGTTTCAATATGAATTTGATCACTTGAACTTTCTATATATTCAACCAAAACTAATTCTCTAGTCGTATCATTTCCACTTGAATCTTTTTTTGAAAGCCAAGCATAAGTCGTTCCAACAACCCATTCATCACCAGAATCCCACGAATTATCAGACCCGCCCATTAAATCCGTTGTTGTTACACTATCCGCAGAAACAGACAAAATCCAAGCAATAGATCCATCTGTTAAATTCCGGATAAAAGCATTTTCAACAATACCTGATAAAGCCCCAATCCCAGTAGAATTCAAAACAGTTTGAGATCCCGCCGAAGTAGCAACCCCCTTTTCGCCCGCAGGCAACAAAGAAGCCTCCCCTGTTGCTAATTGAATAGTATCTCCCGCCGCAGATAAAGCCGAAGCCATTTGAACTTGAGAAGTGTTTTTTGAAGCCGGAATAATGAATTCTATCATTCTTTTATGGTGTTAAATATTGATTTTTATGCTTTGCGGTAATATCTGTTGAAGCAGATGTTCCTATCATTTCTATTGTAATGGAATTCAAGCCCACTTGCAATATTGGAAATCTTCCTGAATATTCTACTTCTACATTATTTATTGTGACTTTCTTCTCCTCAGAATCAAAAATTACAACATCTCCTGCCGATATAGGCTCTGAAATTTTAACTTCCTCACCATTTGTCGTGTTTTTAAATAAAACCTCAGAAATCGCCGTTGCTGAATCAAAAATAATAATAATTATCGGATCTGTTTCAACACTTCCCGAATTGTTCATGTTTCCATTAACAACAAGCGAAGTATTCCCGAAAACTGCTTCAGTCGTATAAACCAAATCTTGCCAGAACGATTTTATTCCAGAAAACATAACAGAAAACTCTTTCTTGCAAATAGAATAATGTTCATTCACAAAATTCGCAGATTGCATTGTTGTTTTTATCGATTTAAAATTTCCTCCATTTTTTATAATTAAATTCCCACCTTGACCATGAATATTCCGCATAAATTCATGGACTTTATTTTCTAAATTTTCCCGCGAATTAGCCGAAATCCATCCCTGCAAGGTGATGGGATTGTCTCTAAACCAATCTTCCTGCAATATTAATCCATGATTTCCGGGAACTTCAGTTGTTTTAAATCCTCTGGTAGGCGAAGTAATGTCAAATCTGGAAATATGAATCCCATATTGACCAGAATTTTGTAATCCATAAGTATTGAAAGTAAAATCTTCTGTCGGAATATATTCAGACAAAACACTTGATCCCGCGAATAATGGTTCTCCGAATTGTTGTATTCCAAACATTTTTTTTAATTATTAAATAGTTACTCCAAATTTTTGCAGATTCATTTGTCGCGATAATCTTTCATCAATCGCATCAGCTAATTCTTGAACACGATCACTTGAATCAATATTATTTCCTGTGATATTAATCGTGACCCCACCCAAAGATCCATTAGGAATAATTTGTCCTTTTCCATTAGGAACAAAAACTTCTGCTCCTCTTTCTCCAACAAGATAAGGTTTTCCTCCAGAAACAGCACCACCATTCGCTCGTTTCCCTTCTGTTTTTTGCTCATCCATCCCCTCACTTGTGTCCACCATTGCCCCGCTCATTGATACATGTGATAAATTCGGAATGTGAACCCCGAATCTTCCTAACGCTCTATTTATCGAATCAATCAATTTATTTATCAAATCAATCGCCTTATTTATCATCACTTCAATCGTTTTGATAATTGTATTCCAAATTTCTATTAAAAATAATTTCACTCCATTCCAAAACCCATTCCACCCTTCAGAAAAATTTTCATAAAACCCTGAAGCTAAATCAGCAATTCCCATAAAAGCACTAGAAATATCATCAGCAATCAGCCCCAAAGCAACAGCAGTTGTTGACCGATTATTATTCCATCCTTGCTCAAAAGATCCATGCAATCCGATGAAAAAATCCGACCAAATATCCGCAGTTTTTGAAATCCATCCTTTATTTAACTCAATTATTTTCATCCCAGATTCTCCCATTCCATCAACAAACCCTTTCCAATCACCCGACAACAAGGCAGTTGTAGATTTAAACAATCCTGAAATTACAGTCAAAGCGGTTTTTATCGTTACTAATAAAGCCCCAAAAACAGCACTCGTGATTTCTTTTATCGCGAAAAAATCATTCTCCCAAGCTATTTTGAACAACGAAACCAGACTTTTAATTGTTTCGAATCCCGCACCTAATACTGGAACGATATAATTTTTCACTAAATCCGCCAAAGATTTCATCACCTCAGACATTTCTTCTCCTCCTTCTGAGGAACTAGAAAACCAAGCAGTCATTTTATCTATAACAGGTAAAATCGCTTGAATAGCTTTATTTAATACAGGCAAAATCACTGTTCCCAATTTTATTAAAACCGCCCCCAAATTATTCTTTAACTCCTGATATTGAGAAGCAAAAGTTTCTTTTTGTTTAGCAAAAGCCTCCGACAAAATTCCCGCAGAATCAGCCATATCACGCATTATTGAATCAAACTCATCAGATTGCTCCCCTGCTAACGACAAAGCCACTCCTAGTGCTTCTACTGATCCGAAAGCCTTCTTCATTTGCTCGGCAGATCCTCCTGTTGCCTCCTTCACCAATCGCAACGATTCAACCAAACCCTTTTCTTTCACCATCGCTTGACCTGATTCAAACCCCATATCAGCAATAAGCCCCGCCATATCTTTCGTTGGAGCAGTTAAAGCAAGAATCGCTTGCCTGATCCCATTTTGAGCAACACTCGCCTTTAATCCTGAAGTTGTCATCGCCGCAGTCGCAGCCTGAAGTTCTTTAAAAGAAACTCCTGCCTCTTTAGTTGTTCCCGCAACCAATCCAAAAGATTGCGACAATTGAGAAATAGTTGTTTTTCCTGATTTAACAGTTGCCTGAATTACATCAAAAACTTCCGCCGCTTCTTCTCCTTTTAAATTAAAAGCATTGATCGCAGATGTTGCAATATCAACAGCCTCAGCAGTTGATCCCAATCCTGCAACTCCTAATTGTGCAGATTTTTCCAATATCATCATTGAATCTTCCGCAGAAATTCCCGCCGACCGAACATCATATAATGCCGAAGTTAAATCCTCCAACGCGACTGGAGTTCGTTTTGATATTTCCAAAACCGAATCCTTCATCGCATCCATACTTTCCGCACCTGTATCAATCAAAGTAGAAACATTCGCCATAGATTTCTCAAAATCTCCTGCCATTTTTACTGACGCACCCGCAACAGCAACAGCACCAGTTGCCAACGCAACCAATCCAACTTTTGCAATATTCGCGTACTTCGAAACACCTTCTCCCATTCTTTTCGCCGATCCTTCGACTTTCCGCATCGCGGGACTAGCCTTATCCACCCCCTCGATAATGAATTTGAGTTTTTTATCAGCCATTTTATAGATTTTTTTGTTCTCGCCTTTTTATTTCAATCTCCTCGCTTTCGCTTTCTGCTGAAATAAAATCCTGCCATAATTGTAGCATACTTTCTGGCATTTTATCAAACTCATGCGGTAATTTATGAAACATTTTACACAAAGCAAATTCAACATATTCCTGAGGAACAGTTTTATTTCGCCTTGTTTTTCGCGGAGAAAACAAAAATTTCTTTACTGAATTTAAGATTTCATTATTTTTTTTTTGCTTTTTTTCCTGTCATTCACGACCAATTCTCCTGCAACTTTTCCCAAATTTCCAAAATCTTCTTCATCCATTCTTTTTAAAAACCAATCAAACCCTGATTCATCCAAAACTTCTCCATTGTCCAAGACAACCTTATCAAGCATTGCCTTGATCATTGTTTCCTGAACACCAAAAATAGCATCCTGTTCATTCAGAGTTATTTCTTTAAAAGCCTTCATTCGATCATCATCATTTTTCGCATCAGCAACCTTCTTGAATTTTTCTTGTGCAACTTGCATATCAACATCAGGATAAATTGCCATCGCTCTTTGCATTGCCCGATTCGCTTGCCTTGAAATATATGGCATAAAAAAAACAACCGCTTTTTGCGGAGTTGAAACTGAAACATTTAGAACGGATTGATTTGTCATTTTTAATTATTTAATATCACTTGAAATTTTATATCAAGTTTTAAAAAAAAGCAATAAAAAAAACACCCCCGAAAGAATGTTCTTTTTAATATACTCACAACCCCTTGTTAGTAATCAGTTGATTGAGAATTTTTTAGCGTAACAGTTATTTCACTTGAACTTCCTAGATCATACGATGCCACGAATCCGCAGGTCTGAGTTGTTCGATCATCTTTTCCTCCACCTCTAGTCCATTCAGAAACATCAACCGCATCAAACACAACTTTCAATTCAGGATTCCCTGTTCCAATTGCCACATCAGAATTAACTGTTTCAAACTGCATTGCTTTTATCGTTCCATTCTCATGCAAGGTTAGATAAGAATCATCATCGATTCCTAAAGTAAAATCACCTGTATTATCCATTTGTTTGTCATAATTATCAGCAGGCTCATCGCTTCCAAAAACAAACAGACTTTCAACATTCTTTTCAATAGTCCAATTAAAAGTTTCAGCATTAATTGCAGAAGCACCAGATAATCCTGCCACATCATCTGCTAATTTAAGAGTTGCGTATTTAGAACAAAACTTGTTTTCCGCTGAAATTCCCGGAGTTTCAGTTGTAGTTGCAGGATATTTTGAAATAAAACTTGCTGAATAATTTAAAAACGCACCAGTTTCTTGAACCAAAGAAAGTGTTGTCAAAACACATCCTGTCAGCATCTTTGTCATGTTTCCACTTTTCCAAACAATTGTATATGAAGGAATAGATGTGTTATTAGAAGTGAATGTATGAGTATAAGGAACAGCTGATCCAGTTTTTGTATCAGTTCCAAGTGCAGCCATTAATAATTCTCCAATAATTTCATCATAAACAATCCCTGAAAAAGAAGGCTCTGCAAATTTTTTCGCAACGCAAGCTCCCTTCAAAGTGCTTTCTTTTCTTCCAAACATTCCTTGTTCCCGAACAATTTCGGCTCTAGGTGAAGGGTCGAATGATTCAACTGGAAAATAAGAAATCGAACTGGCTTTTGTGCCGAAAGTCGTTTCCTTTCCAATTCCTACGAGTGTTTTTCTACCGATTTCTTTCATTTTGTATGATTTTTATGAAGTAATTCTAAGGCTAATTCTCTAGTTTCGGCAAAAATTGTCTTGCCTTCATGCGGAAAATTCCACGCCTTGATTATAGATTTTTCCTTTGATGCCGATTTTTTACTTGTCATCGTTAATAGTATAGCATAAAAAAAATTATTGCTCAATAAACTCCGCTCTCGATGTTTCAAAAGTGAAATCAGTTATTAGCATTGGCAATTCAGCTTCTGTTTCAATATAAGGTTCTCCTGCAGAAAATTTTGTCTGAAAAACTTCTCCGCCCAAAGTTTCCAAAGCATCTTTCTTTCGTAATCGAGCCATTATATCATCAATACAATCAAGCCTTAGATCCTCAAGAACACTTTTTTTAGCATTAGCAGGAAAAGGAACACACAATTTTATCTGATAATCTGCGTCAACCTGATTATCCTGAAAATCTAATCGATCCTCATTGATGTTTTTTAAAAAAACCATAACACAAGGAAACTCACTCGGCATTGGCTCGAAGTGTGAATAAACTTTCCGAATGTTCTCACTCGTTCCAGAAACTTCTTCAATAAATCCCGCGATAATATTTTTAATATCTTTAGTTTTTCCCATCAAGACTATTTTAGCACATCTTCAATTTCTTCGCGATAAATTTTTTCCGCACTCCCACTAAACATTTTTTTAAAAGCTTTTGTCAAAAACAATCTTTTCTTTGATCTATTTGAAAACTCAATCAAATTCGCATAAGCAAGATTCGATCCAACTTCTACTTTATTTTTTGTTTGCTTGAAAATTGCATGGCTATCTGAACTACTCGTCAATGATCTTTTTAAATTCCCCGTTATATATGGAGCATTATCTCCTGCATCAGATCGAACATCCTGCCCGATTCTAAATAAAGCAATCTCATTTACTTCAGCCATTTTTTTTGGAAATTTTTTCATTAAATCCAAAGCACCACGCGAGGCTTGTTTATCTAACGATACCCGAAAAATCCCGCCCATTATGTAGAATAGTTTTGAAGCATATTCACCTCAATATGATCTGGCACATCAGGATCTCCTACAAATTTTTGAACAGCATTCGCCTTGAATGTCCTGCCATGATTATCAGTTATCTGATCGCCTTCAACAATATCAACAACCTCTGTAGATAATAATAAAAACATTCTCGCGGTGGCTTTTCCCGCGAATATCATCGTATTTTTCGCATCCATTTGCTCAATATAACAATTCATTCCAGTTATTTTCACATCAGTTGTCCAACTTTTCTGCTCCTCAATTGTATCTGAAGGAGTAGAAAGTCCTGTTACAGTAACAACTGAATTCGATCCTAAAGAAGAAATCATCAAGATAAAACTGTTATTGGTAAATATTTCGTCAAATATCCTTCGATTATCAGCCGAGCTGTTTCAGCTTCTCCCTGATCCCTGAATTTGACTGTTTTTTGTCCTAATCGATACTCAACAACCCCTCCGACTTTTTCGGCACTAGAAAGCCCACCTCCGGCGATTAAGGCACAAGCGAATTTTAAATCCTCAGGAACACTTGCAATCTCCCATCCCGCCGAATAATTAGCTAAAACCTGCCCTGTTTTATAAGGAATCATGTTTTCCCTGCCAACCGAATCTTCTAAAACAACTAATTGATCAGAATTGCTTGCAAACCGAAACGATAAATCATCATCAATTCTATTCACCAGTTTATCCGACAACTCAATTGTTTCAAGATCCACCGGAAAATCATTAAAAATCAAAACAGATCTATCCATCGAAATTTCAACTTCCTCGTTCTCTACATTATGGGTAATGATATTAGCAATCTTCAAAATATCACACAAAACATTGACCGCGATCTGATTATGCAAAGCAATTAAAGAATCACTCGCATTAGTATTCCCGAGATATGTTTTCAACTCATCTGTTGTCAAAATTAAATCTTTATTTGCCATCGATTATTTTTTTTTAGAAATTTTTCCTTTCAAAACTCCTTCACTTTTCACCACCCCCTTTAATACCTCGAACTGTTTCCGATAAGCATTAGATAAAAGGCTTTTCGCCATTTCATCAGACACCTCAATTATTCCTCCTTTTTTTACTCGAACCTTTTCTCCTCCAAGTTCTTTCCGGATAAGTGTATCCTCACTTCCAAGCCATTTAAGTTTTTGCATTTTGTAATAATTAAAAAATCATAAATATTTTACAGGATTTATCTTTAAAAAGCAAAAAAGGGGATTGCTCCCCTTTTCTGTTATATTTTCACAACGAATATTCTTCTTACAAAGTAATATTGATTCCTGCAGCAACAGCTGAATCTGATCCACCTGCTTCTTTGTTGTAAATAGCGAACCCGAAATAAAACCATGCATGAAGTTGATATCCATCAGCACCGAAATCAAACACTTTTGTTTGAAGATCTTTTCCGAACCCGAATTGAATTCCTGGTTTCCATACATAAAGAATTTGTCCTTTAGTATTATTTGCAGGAGTTGCTGAAATTTTTCCATCAGCTTCAGTTTTTCCAATATCTTTGTTCATATAAACATCAGACCCGAAAACAGAAGTGATTGCTTTTCCTCCAACAGTTGAATTCTCACCTCTTTTTGAAGCATCTGCGAATTCTGAAATTCCCATTGCTTTCAAGTAAGAAGATCGATTGAACAACCAGATACATTCAGAAGGATCTGTCGCGAAATCACCTACTAACTCCATAATTGAAGTGAAATCTGTGATGTCCAAAGTTCCTGCTGAGTGAGTATATGAATTGTTTATTGCTAATTCACGAATACCATGATCAGCATTCAAGAAATAAGACCCCGCAGTTGGAACTGCATCATCAGAATTAACATTCCCAGTCGCACCAGTTTCTGCATCAGCATTAATAATCAAAGCTTCAATGGTTCGAGCCAAAGAAGATGCAATTCGTGATTGAAGTGCTGATTTTAATTGTTCCGGATAAGCAGAATATGTGTCTAATTCATCAGTTACATCAATTTTCATTGTGTATTTAGCCTGAGTGATTGTCAATTCACCAGTTGGAGCAGTTGATCCTGCTGAAACAGCGAATGCACCAGAAGTTTTTTCTGATCCTGCTGAAAAGAATCCTGCATCCCCTAATAGAGGAACTTTTGCAACTTTTGGCAATCTTGCACCACCTTTTGAATGGTTTCCTGGTAAATCCCCAAGAAATGATCCATATTCAGGAACGATGTCCAGAGTAGTCTTTGCAAATACCTCATCAGGTACAAGTTCAGCCCCTTCTCCAGTTTTCCCTGTTCCCATTGGTGCAGCATTTGTTTGAAGCCCTGCGGCTTCGAGTGTTTCCAATACTTTTTCAGTTTCCATTTTTTAAATTTTAATAAATAAATAATTTTTTAAGCCCAAGAAGTTTTTTGGGCTTCTTTTGCTTTTTCTAATTGAGAATGAATTATCATTGGTTTATTAACAGCAATCCCATTAACCCGATTCTCCATTGCCTCAATTTTTCCTGAAAGTTTCTGAATAGTTTCAACCATTTTATCAACGATTTTATTTTGCTCTAAAACAAAAGCATCAAATTTCGCATCAATAACAGAATTCACTTCATCTGCTTTCATTCCATTTTTAGAATCCTCCACTTCTTTTTCTACTTTCAAAAGATTTTTCGCGAGAATTTTAGTCATTTCTTTTAACTCATTCTCAGTTTTATCTTCCTCAGGAGAATCTTCTGTTTCGATTTCCTTTCCCTCTGTTTTTGGTGCTTCTTCATTCTCAGATTCAGCAACAACTTCACCTTCTTCTTTAGCAACTCCTTCAGCATCATTCTCAGATACTTCTTCAGGAGCTTCAGGATTCTCACCTTCTTTTTCAGCTTCTTCTTCCAAAGGTTTTTCTTCAGAGTTTTTAATGGCTTCTTTTTCTGCATCTTCAGACGCAACTTCTTCTTCTTTTTCCTCCACAACTTCTTCAACCTCATTAATTTCTTTTTTCTCTAAATCTTCTTCATTTATTTTTCCAGAATTCACTGCATACTTTTTAATAGCATCAGTTTTTTCTTCATCGGTAGCGTTTGTTTCAGTTATCATACTTTTTAAATTAGCAGGTATTGTGACCAAAGAAAATTCTACCCAGTCCAATGCGGTCACGATCATTGTCCATCCTCCAACCCAACAAATATCAAACCATGTTGGATTTCCTTTTGATCCAACATCATCTTCATCAACTGTTTCACCAGTTTCATCATTCTTAAATTTAGCATGTTTAGTGATATGCCCTGTTGATAATCCTTTTAAAACCCCATTCTCAAAAGCTTTCCAACTTTCTTCATCCATCAATTCTTTATAAATAAACCCTTCAACCTCCAATCCTTTTTCTGTTACTTTTGCGGAAGTAGCTTTCCCAATAGGTTTCTGAGAATCGTGTTGCAATAAAACAACCGGGTTCAACATATAAGTTTCAATCGATTCTTTAAAGGCTTTCTCCTCAATAACATATCCATTTCTATTCAGATCACCATTAGAAGCAATCCCGCGAAAAAACTTCGCTCCATCTGGAACTTCTAATCCATCTGGCGGGTTTACAGCATTTATCTGCATTTTGTTAAACGATCCGTTAGAATTAATGAACTCTTTCAGACCTTTTTTTGTCATCACTTTTGATTTTTCCATTTATAAAGGTTTTAAATTCAGATTAATTATAGCACAATCTTTTTTTTTGCGAAACAATCTATTTTTTTCGCGGGATTTTATACTTAGTGAAGCACCTACATCGCGGGTTATCAGATCCGGGTGCGTGCTGATCTCCTGTGCCAGAAAAGACAACAGAATAATCAACCCATCCTTCACCTTGATTCGCACGATGCGATGCAGTAACTCTTGCATCATTTACTGTTTGCCATTTTTTCTGAGTTTTTCTTCCGGGATATTTTGAGCGAAACTCATTCATCACCTCTGCATTTCCTTCCTCATAAGCAACCCCTATCTCCCGAACAGCAATCAATTGCCCTCGTGCTTCCGAAAAAACTCCTTGATCTGAAAGTTTTGTGATCTTTTCTGCTGTTTCTTCATAAGATGCACCTGATTCATGAGCCTCGACCAGAATTGTTTTTAATCTTTTCTTTGTAGTTCCATCAATATTTCCTTTAAAATCAGACAACTCCCATTCCTCTTTTTTCTCCAAAAACTCTGTCGCTCGTGGGTTTTTTACATCAAAGTCGATTCCATACCTCGCTTTTATTTTTAAATCCTTCACAATTCGTTTTCCGCCTCTTTTTAACGCAATCCTCATAAAAGAAACAATCTCCCTTGCCAGTTTGGGCTTTTCCGGCAAATCTCCAATCATCGCCATAATCTCATTATCGACTGAGTTCTTATTTATTTTGAAAGAATTTTCCGAAAAAAAAGACAAATTCCTCATTTCTTTTAAGATCCATTTTTGCTGTTTCTTGAAAATCCCGCGAATTTTTTTTATCATTCGTTTTTCTTGCCTGATCTTCCATTTGTAATCAGGCGGATTTTTTACAGCATTTATTTTGATTTTATTCTTCATTTTCATCAATTACAGGATCGATGCCGACATCTTCAAGCAATACCGCACTTGCTCCTGAGTGAATGATATATTTATCAAGATTTTCTTGTTCTTCATCTGTATCAGTTATTTCTTCTCCAATCATTTTTTTGACCTGCCTCAATGTAATCATTCCGGCTTTATACATTTTCTCAGCCCGCTCCTCCAATTCTTTCGCTGAACTAAACCGATGAGCCTTAAAGAAAAAAGCCAATCCATCACCAAATTTAGCCATAAACTGAGAATTGATCGTTGATTCAATTGTTTGTTCTCGTGGGATAATAGATTTTCCCATGAAATTTTTCTCTATTTCAACCCCATTATTATTATTCACCTTTTCTGTATATCCGAGCATAAATTTGGGCACTCCAAAAGCCGCACAAATTTTTTCTGTCGTAAAAACCCGCCCCGCAAGAAACTCCATGTCTTTCTGCGTTACATTCATCATTTTTATATCCTTCACTCCAACAATTGCTCCCGCCTTTTTATAATTAGACGCACCACCAAAAGATTTTTTGATTTCCTCAAATTTTTCTTTCAATTTATTTGTTGGAATTCTTTCATCCAAAATATACAAAGCAGATGGAACAGCATTATTCTCAAAAAACTTAAAATTAGCCATCATCGCAGACCCATCTGTCCGAGCCTCCCAAATTATAGGCTCAAGGTTTCCCATTCCGAACACTTCGTGATTTGGATCATCATCCCCTTTGAAATGAAGTATTTCATCTGGATCATACGAAACAGCATCCTGCCCCCAAACCTTCTGGATATATTTATGAACAACTCCACTTTTATCGGCAACGATTGTCATTGTTCGCGGATCTATTGGCTGAAATCCGACAGGTTTTCCTGCATCATTCTTGAGTATTACCCAATAAGCATTCCCCGCAATCTCCATATCTCGAACAGTCCTTCTTAGTAATGTTCTAAAAGATTTATGAGTTGATTCTGGAGAATTAAACAACAATTCAATATCATTTATTTTTTTTAACGATGGTTCTTTTTCTGGATTAGCAAGATCTAAATAATCGACACCTGATTTTCCTACATTATTTTGAAGTTCCCGAACACAATTCCTAATGTCTGAATTCATTCTGAACACCGCATAAAGCGATTGAACATTTATCTTATAATCAGCAAGCCCATCCCTAGAAGTTCGCGTGAACAAAGAATTAAAAGAAACAGGTCGAGCTGTTGCCATATTCTTTTCAACATCTCCTCCGAACGAAACAACCCAATTGGTGAACGGTATTTTCATTTTATATTTTTTAAAAAATCTCTCTAAGTATAGCGACCTTTTGATTAAAACTCAAAGTATTCAAGTTCTATCTCTTTTTGCAATTCAAAAAACATTCTCATCATCACTGCATCGAAAAAATCGGGGGATCTTCCAATGTTTTCTTTTATTACATCTTTTCCTACCAAAAAGATTCTCCCATCTTTATCAATATTTTTCTCCTTGATTTGCTCCATTTCTTCTGTCAATAAATCCCTCACCTCATCATCACAAACAATCTGAACCAATCCTTTTCGCATATATTCCTGCAACTTAAACGCACACTGAGCCTTTAAGTTTCCATAATTCTTTTTTAATGTTTCATCCAACTGTGATTCATAAGGCTGAATTGCTTTTGATCCATTCAAGAAACCTTTTGCTCCTGAAATTTGATCCAACACTCCACCGCCTATTCCATCTTCATCAATAATTATCCGCGAAAATCTTACCTGTTTGTTCCCTGCTTTTTGTTTAATAATTTCAGCAACTTCTTTAGTGGATTTTTTCGCGAAATGATAAATTGTTCCTTTCAACCCCTCCCATAAAATAACAACTGTTTTGTCATTCCCGAATCGAGCAATATCAGCTGAAATAAACATCTCATCGCTTTCTTCTGCGGTATTGGTAAACAAATCATGTATTTCATCAATCCCATACAATTTCGCGGGATCGTCATCATATTCCCAGTTCCCATAATACAATCTTTCTCGCGAATTTTTATCTAATTTTTTCAGGTTCTCAATATAATGTTTTGAGATAAAAGGATTATCTTGAACTAAAGCCTGAATGAATTCCCGATGTTTTGCGATTGTTCCATTTTTTTTCGGTTTATAAAACTCAGAATAAACCCAATTTTTCGCGGGATTGCATGTCATTAATAATTTCGGAGTAATTCCAAACTCATCTAATTTATACCGAATACGAGATGCCACAATATTTTTAGCCTTTCCTTTCACCTCGTTCGCTTCATCTATAAAAGCACCAGTTATTTCTAGCGATCCAAGTGCATCATAATTCGGATCTGAAGGATACCATCCCAAATCTTTCAACAAAATTTCAGACCCATTCGCGAACCGGATTATTCCTTCCATCGCATTAAAGGTAAAATCTTCTCCGACTTTCAATCCCCACATCGTACAAACCTCAAAAAAAGTATTCAAAGTCGTTTCCTTCAATCTCTTGAGAACAGCCCGCCCCATGATCCATCTACTTCGCGGATACTTCAAACACCCAATAATCAGCCACGCACAACCCAAGAAAGATTTAGCAGACCCTGCACCTCCTCCGAATAAAATCTCTGTTAAAACTGGATTACTCAGAGCCTTCAATGCCTCCTTTTGCTTCGGTGTTATTGTCCAATTGATCTTCTTTTCCATCTAGTCCTATAATATTTAATGAGTATTTAATTTCTTCAGGAAAAACCTGTTCTTGTCGTGTAGAAAACTCTTTTTTTCTTTTCCTTTCCAAAAACCATTTAGAAGTTTCTTTGTCTTTTCGATTTA